ATCTGCTTTCTGCGAGGCATATCCGTTAACCACCTCATATCTGCGATCCTTGGTGAATATCGTGTAAAATCTGTCTCCCCTTGCGTTTACCCTGAATGTGACATCCATCATGCCACGCTGGTCAGGATAATAACTTGAATACACCTTAAATGCGTTCTTGGGATTCAGCACCATGTATTTAAAATAACTATCCCCATCCTCATACTCGGTATTTACGTCCGTGTAGGTGTAGCCAATCCCGCAGATTTCTACGAAGTTCGCAAGCTCCTGTGTCTTGTGCCTGATTTTCTCTGCATCGTAGCAAGCATTAAGTTTCGCTATGGCTTCGGACTCTTTTGCCGTACCACCATCGTTATCACCATGCTGAACAAGCGTTATCGGGTTGCCCCAATTAAACGATGTCTTGAAATTCGTGATTTCGTCTGCCACGTTGTCTATGTCAACGATGTCTATGTCAGAACGGTATGTCTTAACTCTCTGCAAAGGCTGAATACCCGATACAAAGTTCATAAGGCTTTCACAATCGTTCGCTATCTCGTTATGAGCCGTTATCGCATCCCGAAGCACATTTATCACGTTTCTCTCTGTTACTTCAGGCACATCCGTATATATTTTCTGTCTTCCCTTGCCTATCACGCTTGTATTTCCTCGCAATGCAAAAGACACCCCGAATGGAGTGTCTTTCACGATTTGGCTTGAATGGTTACTAATTCGCTGTTGCTGTTCTCACAAAAGGAGTCATTACATGACAATACACAAATACCATGTCAAGATGGTTCATGTCAATACCGAAACCGCAATATATGGTATATTTATCCACACTTTCCCACTACATATAGTGGTTTTCATTAAAAATGCGGGTAAATTCAGTGATTGCTTTTCGATGAACACGTTTTGCGGTGCTGTCAGACAAGTTCATCATCATGGCTGTGTCATAAAATCCGTTCCCGTCAAAATAGCGGATCGTCAAAAAGTCACGTTGTCTACTGTCTGTCATTTTTCTTGACGTTTCTTCAAACTCTGCCCGCCTGTGCTGAATGATTTTGTTCGTGCTTGCTATTTCCCGCTCTAAATCCACGATTCTGCCAACAATATTTGACATCTTGTCACCAGATCCCGAAGATTGCACGCTTTCTTTGTCTGTCGCAACGGTACAACTCTCCGCTACGGCACGTAATTCCATTATTTGCAACAGTTTGGCATGATTTTTCTCCGCAAATGACTCAATGCTCTGCAAATATGCCTTTGTGTCGGCTTCTGTGAATTTTCTCCCCATAGTTCCCCCTTTTTGTCTACAAGAAATTTTTCATGATGCGTGCAGCTTTTCGCTCCGGTTTCGTCACAAACAAGGTGTAGTTAGCCATTGCATCAGGTACATCATCGTGTTTATTCTTTCCTGACACCGAATATGTCAACAACTGTGTCATAAATCTGCCATAATCGCTCTGCTTGGTATATAGGCTCTCGTCCTTGAACAATACGTGTTCTTTAACCCAATTTGAGTTGACTATGATACGTGTCTCCTTGTTCGTCTCTGTCGGCTTGGTGGTTATGCTACATCTGCCATCCTGTTCTTTGACTCGTTTGGTCACATTAAACGCTAGTCTGTCTCCCCCCGCATTTGACTCAAATTCACAACGCTGCATATTGTGGTCGCATATTTTAGACGCTAATTTCTGCTCTTGGTGGTTATAGTCGCTAGAATCATCACACACGCAATCCACCAAGTAGTGGTCTTCTCCGTAGACGTAGCATATCGGCAATACCATGTAGTCAATACCCTTCTGCTTGGTATCGCAGACACCGAGGATCGCATCTGGCTCTTGTGTCGGTAGCGAAAGATATCTCCGTAATTCGTCCTTGTGGTAAAGCAGACCTTCACGCTCAATAGGCTCGTTCTTGTACAGACAACGGTACGATACCTCGTCCATTGCAAGTTCCTGTTCATGGAAAAACTTCTCGGAGAATCCGTTAACGTCATACGCAAAATTCGACTTGCCTGTCACGGGATCTATGTCAGGAAACGCTATAAACCTTGCTCGGTCATTGTCTTCGTACATGAGTTGGAGTCTGCCAATGACATCATGAACCGACCATCGGGTCGCTATATGGATCTCTTTCGCACCGTCAAGTTTTCTCTGTCTCGCATCGACAGTATATACATCCCACAGCTTATCCAAGATGTTTTTATTCAAGGCTTCTTCAATACCGCCTATAAAGTCATCACAGCAAAGATACTTGTTCGCACGTACTTTACCCGCATTTTTCGCACCAACTGACGTACACTGTATGCTCGCAAACGGCTTATAACCGCCAAAGTTGATTGTCTCTCTCTTGGCATTTGTATCTTGCAAAGCTGCCGTAGGAAATATCTCATTCCAAGTATATTCTTGACTATTTGTTGTTATATCTAGTATGCCATCGTAAAACATTCGGGTTATATCGCCACTATGGGAGAAAAACAGACTAAATCCTTCAAGATCCCGCCCGATAACCCATGACAAGAAGAACTTTTCGAGCGTAGTCTTTCCCGTTCCGGGCGGGAGTGACAAAGACAGCACATCAAGTTTGTCATCCTCTAATGCCTGAAGTGCCTGAATGATCCCCAACCGCCACAGACATTTTCTGCGGGGTTTATAAAATTTATCTTTCTCCCTTCGGTTTTTCTCAAGATAGTTTAAATAGCTATTAAAAAAATACGGTGCTTCATACTTGATAATCTCATAATACGCTTCTAGTAGTCCGGCTTTCTCCTTGTGCTTGTTACACCAAGTCTCTAGCTCGTCTATATTCCCCTTGGTATGTTTCTTAACCTCATCGTTTATATATCCCTTGATTCTGCTAGATAATTTATAATTCCAATCAAGGTCAAAGTATTCTTCAGGCTCATGATATGCCACGTTAATTCCAGCAATGTAGGCTTCAATCAGTTTCTCGTCAAAGCCATGCTCCTTGTGGTAGTTATCATATTCTGCTATTTTCTTTTGGAGTTCTATACTCGCCATATAATCTATCTATCCTTATCTCGGAGTATTATATATATATCTATATACCCCTTTTTATCCTTGAGAATATTTTTATATATGCCCCTTTTTCTCTTTGGAGATATTTTTGGGACTAACCGGAAAAATTTTTCGAACATACGTTCGACCCCTACACCGTCTCAATCGGAATCAGGTTAAATCTATTCGTGAAAGAAAACTTATGCGAATAGATATTTTTTAGATCCCAAATGCCGGAATTGCGTATTTTAGGGGTTTTCAGGTGTTTTTGACTTATCCTCTAGCACCTTTCTAGAATCATTTTTGGTCAAATCTGGTAATTGTTGGATGGATAATGTTGCTCCTTGCGCCTCAATTGGAATCGGAGCGAGGTTATCGTTGAAACCATAACAGGATTTAAGTAAGAATATCTCGAACACACTTCCACCATTAGCCAAGGCTGTTTCGCACTCTTTATACCATCTTTTGACATTCTCTCTGTCTTCCAAGGTTGCTTTATCATTTCGGCAATATCTAATGTTATATAGAGTTTCATCAGATATATGAGTAAACAAACAATATTCAGATATTAATGGTCTTTTATTCTTCTTATAGCGATATACTAATTCTGTATATATATTAAATAGATTATCTAATAGTTTATAATCATATCTGTTAGCACCTTTGTTGGTATCATTATCCAGAATAAATCTTATATAGTGTTTATAGATATATTTAAGCATATCTACAAAGAGTCCATTGTTTTCTTTTAACTCTGTTGGATCATCTAAAGTTTGTATATACTGTTCTACTATTTCCGCAATATCCGCCTCAAGTTTATCAACAACCTGATTTTGGATCGCATCCGGCTTTGTGTTCTGTTCCTGAATTGTTTTTTTTGCTCTGCTCATGCTCTATACTCTATGCCATATAGTCTGCATTAGTAAATCATATATAGTCTATACTATACAATATGCATAAAACCGAGGATCATTTCTTGTATAATATTGAGCATATATTCTTGATATATAGACTTGACTATATTGTATATATAGTCTATACTATACTCACAAGGAGCGCAAAAAAGCAGCAAGGAAGGAAGGTAAAAAACATGAGATACGGATTTTCGATTATTTGGAAAGTTGGTAAAAAAGAACATTCAGCAGAGTTTGAAACAATGTCAGAAGCAAATGCTAAAGCCAAGGAATTACGAAAAAAAGGTTATCATGGAATTAGGATCGTACAGTGCATTTTTTAAAGGTTAAAAAGAAAGGTTAAAAAGGTGAATTTTATGAGTAAAACAGTTATGAATAAAAAAATTATATGTATGCTATTCGATGCAAAAAAAGGAGACTTTATACAGACAGTATTTTATAATAATATGTCAAGAGAAAATGCTTTGATATGCTTTGTTGAGCAGTATTCCGGCAATTATAGCACATGGGAATATCCGAAGAAGCTGGAAGGTATTTACAAAAGCAAAGTCATTAAGGATCGTTTGTTATATGATATCACAGAAGATTTAATAGTTTATGCACAGTATGCCTGAAGGGAAGCGATAACATGATTGATAAATACGCACTTGAAACAAAATTATCTGCACTCCGTATTGCCGGAGTAGTGGAAAATATGACAGAAAATGAGTTTTTCTATGATATTGCTATAAGATTTAATGCTGATATCACATACAACAAGATAAAAGCACGCTTGAAGGATTTACAGATTTTTCTTGATGCTCCAATAGATTTAGCAAGTGAAGCCGGACTCGTTGTTTTGAAGGTTAAAAAGGATCGTCAAATAGTTTTATCGCCATTTGCATATTATAACAGGATAACCAAAAAGGATATACCTGAAACAAATGATAAAATCCTTCCTTTGGCAATCGGGCAAGGCGAAAACGGCAATCAGATATTTTTTGACTTGGTAAAAGCTCCGCACTTACTCGTTGCGGGATCGACAGGAAGTGGAAAAAGCGTATTCATCCATAATTGCATAATATCTTTGTTGTGCAGCGCAAAGAGTGAGATTATACTTGTTGACGTTAAAAAAGTGGAATTTTCCATGTATGAAGGTCTATCTTGCCTTAAAACTGATATTTGTTATGATACTAAAAGCACGCTAAAGATGCTCAAAAATCTAGTGTATGAAATGGAAAAACGCTATAATCAATTTACTTCTGCTCATTGTCGCACGATATCGGAGTATAGGGAAAAGGGCTATCAAATGCCATATATAACACTAATAATTGACGAGTTAGCCGATTTAATGATGCAAGATAAAAGAATTGAGCCGTTGCTAGTTAGATTAGCACAACTTGGAAGGGCAAGCGGTATACACTTAATATTAGCCACTCAAAGACCGGACTCAACTGTTTTAAGCGGTTTAATACGTGCAAATGTTCCTAGCCGTGTTTGTTTTGCAGTTCAAAAAGCGACAGACTCTAGAATTGTTTTAGATATGACAGGAGCTGAAAACTTGAGTGGAAGCGGGGAAGGGCTGTTATTGCCGATAGGATCGAAAAAGCCGACTCTGTTCAAAGCTCCATATACTACAACACAACAGATTTATGATATAGTTGAAATGTATAAATCACTATGATATTATCATATAAAACCTTTTTAACCTTGAAGGGGTAAAGCGTTTCCGGCTTGCCCCTTCTTTTTTTGCGTTTAAATGCTCCATAAATGGTTTAAACTAATTGAGTCAATAGATATATATATCAATATATAATTAGCCTGATTTTGGCGGTAAATTTTGCGTTATGGATCGTGTTTCAATTCTTGCCTGATATAATGCTTTGCTCATATATACCCTTGAAACACATTTAAATCCGTCAAAAATCCGTTTTTAGACTTTCAATGATAATTGTATAGGCTATGAACAATAATTGCCTTAAAATCGAAAATATGAAGTTGTGAAAATTCAGAAAATTTACCCATAAATTGACCGCATTAGTCAAGTCTTGAAAAATGCCGTGTAATATTTCCGTAACTTTTGGCTCTCAAGCTGGTAATTTCCGTGAGAAAAATTTTTGAAAATATTTTTCCGGCTGGTAATCCCGACTCCCAAAATAATTAGTACGCAACTTTTGAATTGAAAAAGCACTTGCCGTTATGACAAATGCCCTTTCTAACTTCCCTTATTCGGTTGGATCGTAGCCGTATTTTTCTTTTAGATCCTTCAGGACTAACTCTTTGATGTAAACATTAACAGGCTGCTTCGCATTCTCTCGGATATAATCTTTAGTACCCTTCGGAAGCTGCAATGATACTTGGTCAAACTTTGCCCGGTAATTGTTCGTAGCTCTCCTGACATAATCCTTGGTTTTGTATTCTCTTTTCTCGTCCATGTAATTGCTCCTTTGATAATATAGACTATATATACATTATACATAGTCTATGATATTTTGCAAGGAGATTTTTAGGATCTGTTACCCTTACTTTTGCCCTTCTTTACCCAGGTTTTGTCTACGCTGTCCGGAATCTCAAAAATAAACGCTATACCTGAAGCATCATCTGCAACTTCTAGTACGCAACTATCAGGCTTGTTGTGGATCTTTACATCAAATACCGTATGTTCGTATGTAGCATCATACCCCTTTAATCTATACCCCGTGACTCTCATATACTCTGCTTCTCCTTGTTACACCCATCTACTACGCTCTTGTAATACTCATATACCGTGACTTTGCGGCATTCTTCTCTTGGTGTGAGTCCTGATGAAGCACACGCCTTGTCTAAAAACTCACTGAATTTACCACCTTTAACATATTCATCTATCATCTGATTTTCTTGTTCTGCTGTTATCATATTTCACCTCTCATTCAGCGTGCGGACAGTAACCCATTGGACAAAGCAAAGGGTCTTCCGCTTCCTCATGTTCCCTGACGTACTTAATCGCATCAAGCTCAATCAAATCATCGGCTATCTCATCTAGTACGCACTTTTCAAAATCCGTTGCATCTGTTCGGTACGCATTTATAACCAAAATCTTTTCTTCCAACGTGTGCGGTTTTCTTGGTTTTGATTCTTTTTCGTAGTCCTCTATAGCCGCTTCGATACAATCCTTTTCATGCTGTGAAAGATTGTGTCGGTACGTGTGTAAAATCATCTTTAGTACCAAAGCTATTCCTTCATTCGATGTATGAGGTCTGTTATTGCCGCACCTATCGCCACACCTTCCATGAAGCAAAACACTATCAGAATCAGCATTTGATAATTCTCTTTTATGAAGTCTTTTATTATGTCTTTTATCAGCAATTTCTACTCCTAACCCAACTAATATAGTTGATATAACCATCCCTATTCCTACCCCGAAAAAAACTATTTCCATATCCATGCTCACCCTCGCTTTAACTTTTCTATGATTGTTACTACTC